CTCTGGAACCCGGCCACCTGCCCGGTGAGCTTTCTGCCCTATCTGGCCTGGGCCTTTTCGGTGGACCGCTGGGACGAAAGCTGGGCTGAGAGCGTCAAACGGCAGGTGGTGAGCGATGCGTTTTATATTCATCAGCACAAAGGCACCATCAGCGCCATCCGCCGCGTGGTGGAGCCGTTCGGCTTCCTGATCCGGGTTATTGAGTGGTGGAAAACCAATGAGCCGCCCGGCACGTTCCGGCTGGACATTGGCGTGCAGGACCAGGGCATTACTGAAGAAACCTATCATGAGCTTGAGCGGCTGATCAGCGATGCAAAACCCTGTAGTCGTCACCTGCTGGGAATGTCCATCAACCTGCAGGTCAGCGGTGAAACACGCATGGCAGCAGCCAGCTATGACGGTGATGACCTGACCGTTTACCCGTACACCCCGGAAATTATCTCCGTCAGCGGCGCGGCTTATGGCGGCGCGGCGGTACACGTTATTGACCTGATGGAAGTGGGACCATGACACAAAAATACTATGCGATCGTAACCAACCTGGGCGCGGCGAAGATTGCCAACGCTGCCGCGCTCGGTACAAAACTGAACATCTCACATATGGCCGTGGGGGATGGCGGCGGCACGCTGCCGACGCCGAACGCCAGCCAGACGAAGATGGTTAACGAGGTGCGCCGCGCCTCTATCAATTCGCTGAGCATTGATGCGGCCAATGCCAGCCAGGTGATTGCTGAGCAGGTGATCCCTGAAACGGAGGGCGGATTCTGGATCCGGGAAATGGGACTGTTTGACGCGGACGGTACGCTGATTGCGGTCTGTAATACGCCCGAAACCTACAAGCCCGCGCTGCAGGAAGGCAGCGGCCGCACGCAGACCGTGCGCATGATTCTGATCATTAACAGCACTGACGCCATTACCCTGAAGATTGACCCGTCTGTGGTGCTGGCAACGCGGAAATATGTGGATGACAGTATCCTGACGGTACGCCAGTACGCGGATAAGTTACTGGCGGATCATCTTGAGGCTGAAAACCCGCATGACCAGTACCTGCAGACAGCGAATGCGCTGGCAGAAATCAAAGACGCCGGGCTGATTGCAGAGCTTCTCAAAAACCTCGGTTTAGGCGAAGGCGCGCCCGTTATCGGCTCGCCGTTCCCATGGCCTCACACAAAAATGCCTGATGAACTCTTTCCCTCAATGGCTGGCATGGTCTTTCTTAAGAGTAACGGGGCAAGTTTCAGCGGTACGCTATACCCAAAACTGGCGCTGGCTTATCCGGGGCTGAAGCTGGCCGATCTCCGTGGCGAGTTTATCCGTGGATGGGATGATGGGCGCGGGGTTGATAGCGGGCGTGCTTTGGGTTCCTCACAGGCATCGACTGGACTGCGAACAGCTGCAGTTGATTACCCAGGCATTGATGCGACAACCTCCGGGGCTACCATAGGCACCGCCTTTAACCAGCCCGATTCAATCACTAAAGCTCAGCCCGCTGATGCGAAAACCCCTGATAACAGCGTTTTAGGCGCTGTACTCAGCGACAACTCTATTCAGGCTACGCAGCTGCAGTCCGGCATTCAGGGCGGCTCTGTATGGATTACAACACGTCCGCGTAACATCGCGTTTAACTACATCGTGAGGGCTGCATAATGGCTAAGGTAACGCTTGATAAAGATGGCCTGTCAAAAGCTGGCGGCACTCTGAGGGTTTATTGCTATGACGAGCAGACCGGGGAGTTTATAGGCGCGGTAGACGAGTTTCTGCCGCAAGGCGTCGGATTGCCTGCACACACTTGCCTGATCGCTCCGCCCGCTGCGCAGGCGAATAAGGCTACGGTTTACCTCGACGGCAGCTGGCAGAGCGTGCCGGATCATCGCGGCGAAATGGTTTATCCGATTTCAGGCGGTCCGCCCGTGAAAATTACAGCTCTTGGTGATTACCCGGCAGGCACCACGACGCAGGCACCTGCAACAGATTTCGACCGATGGGATGGCGCGAAGTGGGTTACAGACATTGATGCACAGCAGCAATCATTGCTTAAGGTGGCGGCCAGTGAAAAGGTGGCGCGCGTGACTGAGGCAAACAGCATAACCCAGGCATGGCAGACGCAGCTGCTGTTGGGCATCATCACTGATGCGGATAGGGCTGTACTCACCGCCTGGATGAAGTACGTGCAGGATGTTCAGGCAACTGATATTGCTAAAGCCCCGGATATTAAATGGCCTGAAAAACCCAGCTAAAAAGAAGGCCCGCTATGCGGGCCATTTGTATTAAGGTTTCATCGGCCAGCTAATTTCAGGTGCAGCTGAAATATTCACTGCCTGTACCGCCTGAATATATTTCATCCATTTTGTAAGCGTTACTTTGTCTTCCTCCGTAATTATCCCGAGCAGCAGCTGCGTCTGCCACGCCTGGGTGTTTACGTTCGCTTCGCTGATCAGCGCTGATTTTTTCTTGCCTGCGTCATTCATAGCCTCAGCTTGCTGCGCATCCGTATCAGTAACCCACTTTTCACCATCCCATTTGTCCCAGGCGGTTGCCGGTTTAAGTGGCGTAGTGTCTGCCGGATAATCGCCCGGCGCGTTAATCAGCACTGCTGCACCGTCTGCGACTGAATAAACCGTTTCTCCGCGATGATCGGCAACGGCCAGCCAGCTTTCATCACGGTAAAGCATTACGCGCCCGGCCTCGGCATCGGGTGGCGCTGTAATACAGGCGTTAGCAGGCAGGCCAACACCCTGCGCCAGAAACTCATTGCTTGAGCCGGTAAACTCACCGCTTACCGCATCAAAATTATATACTGTCAGTGTGCCGGCCGATTTAGCGAGGCCATTTTTATCAAGTGTTACCTTAGCCATTACGCAGCCCTTACGATGTAGTTAAACGCCACGTTTCGCGGGCGGATGAACCAGCGCGCCCTCGACCCTGTTGATCCAAATGTTGGCAAGTTACAGACAGCTTTGTTTTCTGCTGTGTTGAAAAGATTCTCGCCATTACCCAGCTGAATAGCGGTAAGTGTCGAGTTGTTTTCAATATTGGGCTGAATCCATGTGCCTTCCTGGAAAGAAAGTAACTCACGGCCTACGTCAACACCTCGCCCATCATCCCAGCCACGAATAAACTCACCACGAAGATCGGGTAATTTCAGGGACGAATAGACCTTTGCCAGCGCCGGATAGGCTGAGGCGCTGAAGGATGCGCCATTGCATTTCAGCCATCCTGCAGGCGGTACAGATGATGCACAGGGTAACGGTACTCCTACCGGCACGGCAGAGCCTTCGCCTAAACCGAGGTTTCTGAGAAGCAATCACCTGGCCCTGCACCGGCCCGCACTGGCACACTTGCGGCCATTTGCGGAGAACTCAGCATGCTGATTGGCTACATCAGGGTGTCAACAAATGACCAGAACACGGATCTACAGCGGATTGCGCTGCAGAGCGCAGATTGTGAACTGATTTTCGAGGACAGGATAAGCGGTAAAACCAGCGACAGGCCGGGGCTGAAAAAGGCGCTGCGCTGCCTGCAGCCCGGTGACACGCTGGTCGTGTGGAAGCTGGACCGGCTCGGCAGAAGTATGCGCCACCTTGTCATGCTGACCGAAGAGCTGCGCGAACGCGGTGTGAACTTCCGCAGCCTGACGGACAGCATTGATACCAGCACGCCGATGGGGCGGTTTTTCTTTCACGTCATGGGTGCCCTGGCGGAAATGGAACGCGAGCTGATCGTAGAGCGCACCCGCGCCGGGCTGGCCGCTGCGCGTGATAAAGGCCGCGTTGGCGGCAGGCGGCGAAAGATGACAGCGGAAACGGTGGAGCGTGCCCGGCGGATGCTGGCGCAGGGAGCAACGCTGCTGCAGGTGTCGCTGGTGCTGGACGTGTCAGAGAAAACGATTTACCGGTATATCCCGGCCCCGGAACAGAAAAAACTGCGCGAAAACGGCGCGTCGGTTGTGTCAGACACCGCACAACAGCCAGCGCGTGCCCCGTCATAGCGGACCATAGACCATAGCGGAACCCCTTCACAGGAGAACCGCCCTATGGCACAGGATTATCACCACGGCGTGCGCGTTGAGGAAATCAACGAAGGCACGCGAACTATCACCACCGTCAGCACCGCGATTGTCGGGCTGGTCTGTACCGGCGACGACGCCGACGCGGCCACCTTTCCGCTAAACCGCCCGGTGCTGTTAACCGACGTACTCACAGCCAGCGGCAAGGCCGGAGAGTCCGGCACGCTGGCGCGCTCACTGGAC